CCATCCCGGTGCCGGAGGTGGGCAGCGCCCGGACGCCGCAGGGCGTGGCCGTCACCCATGTGACCCTGCTGGAGGCCCAGGCTACGGCACAGGCCGCCAGCGAGGCGCTCAAGGCCGATATGGCCTCCCCCGCACTGACGCCGGGCGAGATCGAAGGGCTGGCGGGAAATGTCCGGGCACGACTGGATGACGCCCTGCACTATACGGCGGCGGCCCTGCCCCAGGGCAGCGTGCATCCCGTCTGCGAGCGCCTGCGCACAGCGGCGCGGGCCATGCAGCAGCTGGCCGAGGCCGCCCTCAATGCCCGTCCGCCGCTGGCCATACGCACCGCCGGGCTGGCCTGCAATTTCCATTTGCTGGCCCACCGCCTCTACGGCGACTTCACCCGCGCGGACGAACTGCGGCGCATCAATCCGCAAGTGCGCAATCCCAACTTCATCGCCAAAGATCAGGAGCTGCTCGTCTATGTCCGTTGAGCGCACGGAGCGCCCTTCACCGTACCGCGTCGGCCTTGCTGTCGCCATCCGTAACTTCCTTCGTCGTAACGGCTGGCGCATCGCCAAAGATCAGGAGCTGCTTGTGTATGTCCGCTGATACCGATGCCATCACCCTGGCCATCGCCGGGCATGAGCACAGGGACTGGGAACGCTACAGCATAGACAGCGACTTTTTCACGCCCGCCGATGCCTGGAGCCTGTCCCTGGGCATCCCGGCTACGGCCATCCCCGACTATGTAAAGCCCTGGGCCGAGGTGCAGGTGCGTCTGGGTACGGACGTGATCCTCACGGGCCGTGTGGACGCCGTGCGCCGCCGTCTGGCCAAGGGAGAACATCGCCTGGAACTGCACGGCAGGGACCGGGCGGGCGTCCTGCTGGACTGCTCCGCGCCCGTGCTGGCCCGGCGCGAGCTGACCCTGGCGGAGATATGCGCCACCTACCTGCGCCCCCTGGGTATCGACCGCATGGACGTACAGGGCGGGGACAGCCGGAAGAAGGTCACCGTGGAACCGGGCATGAGCGCCTGGGAAGCCCTGGAGCGGGCCGCCGAACTGGCGGGCCTGTGGCCGTGGTTCACGCCGGACGGTGTGCTGAAAGTGGCCGCCCCGGACTATGGCCGGGCCGTGGACGCCGAGCTGATCCTGGACACGACGGGCACCAAAAACAACGTGCTGGACCTGTCCCTGGAGGATAACTGCCAGCGCCGCTGGTCGGAGGTGACCGTGCTGGGCCAGGGCACGGGCGACGAACACGAGGGCGCACAGCCCGCCATCAAGGCCGTGGCCCGTGACGCTGAGGCGGGCTTTTCCCGGCCCCTGATCCGCGATGCCGCCCACCTGGAGACCACGGCCCAGGCGCAGGCCAGGGCCAACAAACTGCTTTCCGATTCCATCTTCGAGAGCTGGCAGGCCGTGGCCCGCGTGCGGGGCCATCGCACGGACAGCGGGGCGGTATGGGAGCCGGGCATGCATATCCGGCTCCTCTCCCCGCCCCTGGGCCTGGACGTGGACACCATGCTGGCCCGGCGTACCCTGTCCTGTGACCGCCAGGGCGGCACCATCACCACCCTGTACCTGCGGCCCTGGGCGCTGTGGCTGCCGGATACGGCCCCCAAGGCCAGACGCAAGCACCACAAAAAGGGCGGCGACTGCTGCACCTGCGACCTCTGCGCCGGATAGACCACCATGAGCATCATCGAGATCGTCGAAAACCGCATAGCCCGTGCCCTGCGCGGACTGCGCTTCCCCTACCGCGCCCGCCTCACGGCCCGCAATGACGCGCCGGGCCTGCAACTGGCGCAGGCCGATGCCCTGGCCGGGGAACAGGCCCAGGCCGTGGAGGTGCTGCAACAGTTCGGCTTTTCCAGCGGCGTGCCCGAAGGCAGCGACCTCATCGTGGTCCCCCTGGGCGGGCGTACCTCCGCCAGCGTCATCATCGCCACGGAAAACGCGGCCTACCGCCTCAAGGTAGGGCCGGGAGAAGCGCGCATGTACAGCCAGGAAGGCGCGTACATCCATATCAAACAGGGCCGCATCATCGAGGTGGACTGTGACGAGCTGGCCATCACCGTCAAAAACAACGCCCGGCTGACGGTGGGGCAGCAGGTGACGGTGGAAGCGGGCAGCGGCATCGTGCTGGATACCCCGCAGACCACGGTGACGGGCAACATGACCGCCACCGGCCAGAAGGGCGACCGCGTGGAGATGACGGCGGACATGACGCTGCGCGGCAACATCACACAGACCGGCAGCATCACCTCGTCCGGCGATCATACGGCGGGCGGCATCAGCCTCACCGGGCACACGCATACCGGTGTCCAGACGGGCGGCGGCTCTACCGGCAAGCCGCAGTAAGCACGGCACCCCAACAAACAAGAAGGGTGGAAGCGCTGAACAGCTTCCACCTTTTTTCTACGCCCATGCCCGCTAGTCTTTGAGGCATGGATACCTGGATAGACCCTGCCACCGGCGACTATACCGGCGCGCGCATCAGCCGCCTGGAAAATGCCGTCTACCTGCGCCTCATGACCCCGCTGGGCTCGTGGTGGGCCGACACCTCCCTGGGCAGCCGCCTGCATGAGCTGGCGCGGGAAAAGGACGTGCCGCGCATTGCCCTGCTGGCCCGCCAGTACGCGGAACAGGCCCTGCAAGGCCTGCTGGACGACGGCAGGGCGCGGGCCGTGGAGGTCAGCGCCGAGCAGCCGCATGACGGGCGCTGCCTGCTGCATGTGACCGTCACCGACGCCACGGGCCAGCGCTACAGCTATGAGCATTTCGTCCCTGTGGGAGCCTGACATGCCTTATACCATCCCCGGCTTTGCCGCCATCCGGCAGCGCATGCTGCGCGATGCCGCCAACCTTGACCCCACGGCCCCGCAGGACAGGGACAGCGATCTGTTTGCCCGCTCCAGCGCCACGGCCTCGGCGGTGTCCGGCCTGTATGACTTCTTGGCCTGGCAGGCCCGCCAGCTGCTGCCGGACACGGCGGACTCCGAATACCTTGAGCAGCACTGCGCCCTGCGCGGCATCACCCGCAAGGCCGCCACACGAGCCACAGGCACGCTTACCCTGACGGGCCGTACCGGTGCCGTGGTGCCCGCAGGCACGCAGGCCAAGGACTTGTCCGGCGTGCTGTACCGCACCACGTCCGAGGCGACGCTGTCCGGAGCGGCAGAGGCCGCCACGGCCGCCGTCCCCTGCGAGGCCGTGGATGCCGGGGCGCTGCCCGACCTGGACGATGCCCCGGTGACCCTGCTGGCCGCACCGTCCGGCGTGCAGTCCGCCGCCCGCCTGACCCTCACCGGCGGCAGCGATGCCGAGGACGACGCCACCCTGCTGGCCAGGCTGCTGGAATACATGCGCAACCCGCCTTCCGGCGGCACGGCGGCGGATTACCGGCGCTGGGCGCGGGAAGTGCCCGGCGTGGCCGATGCCCAGGTCTACCCGCTGCGGCAGGGCGCGGGCACGGTGGATGTGGTCATCACCGGCCCGGACGGTATCCCCGGCGAGGACGTGGTGGCCGCCTGTCAGGCCCATATCGACGCCGAGCGGCCCGTGACGGCCCTGGCCACGGTCTACGCCCCTCTGGCCCTGTCCGTGGACATGACCCTCAAGCTCCGCGTGGCCGCTTCCGCCACTCTGGAGGGCTTGCGCCCCGACGTGCGGGCCGCCCTTGAGACCGAGATCGCGGACCTGCGCCCCGGAGAGCCCCTGGTTCTGTCCCGTTGCGCCGCCGCCGTGTCCGGTCTGGCCGGTGTGGCCGATGTGGTCATCACCGCCCCGGCCGCCAACGTGCAGCCCACTGACCTGCAATGGTGCCGTCTGGGCACCCTGACGCTGGAGGCCCTGTAATGCCGCACGCCGACCTGCTGGCGGCCCTGCTGCCGCCGGTCAGCTATGCCCCATCCGGGCCGCATCTGGCCGCCTCGCTGGCCATGGAAGGCCGGGAGCTGGACCGCGTGCAGGCCGATGCCGCCCATGCCGTGGGCGGGCTGCGGCCCACCCTCTATCAGCAGTGGCTGGAGGATTACGAGCGGGTCTACGGCCTGCCCGGCCCCTGCGCCCTGGGCGGCCAGCTGTTGCAGGAGCGCCTGGCCCTGCTGGCCGTGGCCTTGCAGGAGCGCGGCGGCATCTCTCTGGCCTGGCTGCGCCGCTATGCGGCCCTGGCCGGATATGAGGCCAAGGTCACGGAATACCGGGAGTTCAAGGCGGGGCACAGTGCCGCCGGGGATGCTCTGACCAATGGCGGCTGGTGCCATGCGTTTCTGGTGACGGCCCCCGGCGATGCCCCGCGCGAGTTCAAGGCCGGGCAATCCGTGGCGGGCGAGGCCCTGCGCACCTGGGGCGACCCCATCCTGGAATGCATCATCAACTGGCGCAAACCCGCGCATACCGTGGGCCTTGTGGCCTACATCGAGGAATAGCCATGCATCGCATCGACACGTCCACGGCCACGCCGGACCACAAGTTTACCGAGGGGGACCCGACCATCCCCGTGGCGGCCACCACTGTTTCCGCTCTCTGGCTCAATGCCGTGCAGGAGGAGCTGGTGGCGGTCATCACCGGGGTCGGGCTGGAGCTGAAAAAAAGCGACAATGGCCAGCTCTGGCAGGCCATCAGCCAGCTCATCACCAACGCCAAACCCGGACTGGCCACCAAGGCAAAGCCCGGCCTCGTGCAGGTGGGCGGCGGGCTGAATATCACGCCGGAAGGGCTTCTCTCCGTCCTGGCGGCCAGCGTCACCCAGGCGGGCATCGTCCAGCTGGCGTCCGGCCTGTCCAATTCCACAACCACGGCCCCCACCTGCAAGGCCGTCAAGGACGCCATCGAGAGCAAGCTCGCCGCCGTCAATGTGCCTGTAGGCGGCATCCTGGCCTTTTCCGGCACCTTCGGCGGTGAAGGCAACCGCTTCCCCATCCCGCTGGGGGAAGATGCTCCGGACATGCACTGGTGCCTGTGCGACGGCACCACCACCAATGGCCTGCCCGTGCCTGATCTGCGCGGCCGCATGATTCGGGGCGCGTCGGATTCCGTGCCCGCCGGCTCCACCGGCGGCTCTGAGACGCATGCGCACGGTCTGTCCGGCACTGTCGGCAGTACGACGCTGTCGGTGGAGCAGATGCCCAGCCATACGCATGGTTATCGCAAGGTGACGGCATGGTATGGCTGGAACGGTGCAAATGATGGCAATGACTGCAAACCGCCGAGCGACGGACAGCCCACGGATGCCACAGGCGGTTCCCAAGCGCATGCACACGCGCTCTCCGGGGAGGCCGGGAGAGCCGATACACTACCGCCGTACTACGCCCTCTCCTTTGTTATGCGGTGCGCATAATAAAGGAGAGCACATAGTACGGGGGGAGGTTGGAAGCATCGTCCAAAGTTCCCTCCAGGGCATGGCTATGGGGTTGCGATCCGCCTGTTGCATCAGTCGTTTGTTTGCCGGAGTTCGCACTGCCCTTGGCTTCTGCAATATCGCCATAAGTGCCCTTGTTGAACGTATGAGTATGGCTTGGCATTTGTGCCACGCTCAACGTCGTCTCCCCCACAGTGCCGGACAGGCTGGCCGAAGGCCCTACAAGCTACGTCAGCCGCCGGATTAGGAGGTCCGCATGATGTACGCCAGCGCATAGTACGGGGGCAGGCCGTTGGCCTCGCCAGACGCCCCGGTCAGATCATGGGTGTGGGGTTGGGAGCCACCGGTCGCAGAGGTATTTCCCGACCTGGTATTGACCCACTGTCGATAGCGGGTCCCCTCGCCGTTGTATTCGGTCGGGATATTGATGCCATGCCCATGACTGGCCAGCTGCGCTACGGTGAGGGTCGTGCCCCCCACAGTGCCGGACAGACTGTGCGAATGCTTCTCCGAGCCGCCAGTGGAGCCAGCGGGCACGGAATCCGACGCGCCCCGAATCATGCGGCCGCGCAGGTCAGGCACGGGCAG